AGCACGAGAGTTAGTATACACTCTCCAGGCTCAAAAACCTAACGTGCAATTCCTCGCGATCGCGCACGAGCATGCGAGCGAATGCGAGCGCGTCCTCGAGCCTGGTGCAAGTCTTCACGCGCTTGTCGTTGTAGTTGAAGTCGTAGTACCAGATGTTGAACTGTTTGAAATCGGTCATTTGGAAACTCCTTTATTTCCGTCTCTGCCTTACAAGAAATATAATAGCACTAACTGATACAAAAAACTAGTTGAAAAATATAACAACAGCCACTAAAATAATAACCAAGTTCCAACAGACGAGGGAAAGGATCGTCATGAACAAGTCCAAAACCGAGGCCCTGTGGAGGGCACTGTGCGCGACAACATGCAAGCCTGGCACACGCGCACCCTACGACAGCGTGTGCGTACATAACCGCGTGGTCTACGCTACGAACAGCTACGTCCTGCATCGCGTCGAGGGCCTCTTCCAATCCGGTATGCTGTTCCGCGCGCTTCACGGTCATAGCCTCGCATATATCGACCGTACCGACGTCCTGGACGGTCTGCTTAAATACCGTCCCGACAATCGCGAGTTCGCAAACATGATTCCAGATTACGATCCCGCAAAGCTCACGCTCGCGCTGCGACCGCATCTAGCGCTAGGCTCTACGGTTAAGTTCTATAGCGGGGCGCGTCGAGAGCACGCGCCCCTGGTCATCGTGAGTAAGACGATCACTCCCGAGGAGCCGGTCATCATAACGACCGTCATCCAGGGTGAGAATAACGGGTGGAAATAGCTGTGAGTTGTTAAAGATTCTTCAACTAGAATACCGTTAGGCTTACGGGACTCGGCAAAGGGTCGGGTCCCTTTTTTCTGCCGGAAAGGAGGCAATGGAAAATGGACGTCAATGTAGTTATGGATCTGGTGAGCAACGTGGCATTTCCAATCGCGGCATTCGTGATGATGTACTACAGCAACACGAAGACCATCGAGGAGCTTCGCAAGACCATCGAGGAGAACAGCCTGATCATGGCAAAGCTCTCCGAGAAGCTCGACAATCTCAACAACAAGGAGGTCTAGCAACATGAAACCAAACCGCATCGAGCGGAAGAAAGGCGCGGCTCTTGCCGCGTTTTTCTTCGCGCTCGCGATCGCATTTTCGGTGCCGACCGGCGCGGAGGCATACCAGAGCGTCGACAAGTACGTATCCAATGGCCACGGCTACCTCAATGCGTCTTACCTCGTCATCCATGAGACGGCGAATCCAGGCGCAAGTGCCTACAACCATACGCTATTGTGGGCGCGTGACGATACCTATGCGGTACATCACGTGATGGAGCTCGACGGCTCGACCGTGTATAACACGGTGCCCGAGAATCGTTTGTGCTGGCATGTTGGTAACGGCAACTACGCAACTATCGGCATCGAGCTCGCGCACGCAACGAACGCGGCCGATTTCGCTAAACAGTGGGGCGAGGCCGTCAAGTGGACCGGGGACGAGCTACGAGCCCATGGTTGGGACACGTCGCGCCTGCTGTCCCACTACGAGGCCGCTCGGCGCTGGGGCGGTTCAGACCATACCGACCCTAACGGCTATTTCCGCTCATACGGGAAGACATGGCTCGATTTCAAGCGGGCTGTTTCCGCATATCTCGGGAGCGGATACGTGGCCCCTATCGCGCCCACCGACGGCAACGGGGGCACCTATCAGCCTTCGACCTCCGCGACTCGCTCGTCATTCCCCAAGTCAACCGGGAAGAGCGTGAACATTCACTACGCGCTTCACAACCGCTATGGTGCGTGGAACGGGGCCGTTACCAATTTCAACGACAGCGGCAGCGACGGCTTCGCGGGCATGCCTTACGGTTCCCACGACATGCTCATCGCTTGGGTCGATAGCGGCACCCTTCGCTATCGCGTCCACACCAAGGAGAGCGGCTGGCTCGGCTGGGTGCAGTATGCCAACTACAACGATTCCGTAAACGGCATGGCAGGCATCTGGGGCCAGACTATAGACGGCGTGCAGATGTATTACATAACGCCTAACGGTGACTACAAGCAGGTCTACTACCGTAGCCAGGACGTCGCGCACGCCGGTTACTGGGACGAGGTGTGCGACGACGGCACGACCTACGGAGGCGACGACTACGCGGGCATGTACGGTTACGCGCTCGACCGACTGCAATGCTATGTATCGGACGGCACGCGTCGTTAGTAAAGTTTATTAGAATAACCGTTGACATACAAAGCGCCTTCTTCCTATAATGTCCATGACAGCAACGGGAAGGGGGGTGCATTTCATGACAAACGCAAAGAAGGAGCGCGGACGAATCGGACGTCGAATCCAGATTTGCCATTGTATCGGCAAGACTGTCGACAACGGTAAGCTGATTGATTTCGAGTACGACCTCTACGGTGACTATTCGGACCCGGTGAAGGCTACGAACACGCTTCGCAAACGATTAGGAGATTCGTTCATCTCGATCACAAGAGTCGAGACCGAATCAGACTATTACTCAATCCCTACAAGACTTTTTCTAGAAGTCGCCATGAACTACTCAATCGGAAAGGAACCTCACTATGACTAACGACAACACCCAGCTCGCACCTATGGACAACTGCACCAACCTCTACACCCCGGCAAGCTACTCCAGCATCCAGGCAACCGACACAGCGACCAAGAAGCTCGTCGTCAACGCGATGAACAACGCCGAGTCCCTGTCTGACCATGAGGGCGAGCCCCTAAACGTCATCGGCGTGTTCACCAAGCCCGGCATCCGCCGCGCTCGCGACAAGAACGGCGTCGATATGCCCTGCACCAACACCACGCTCGTATGCGAGGACGGAACCGCCTATTTCTCCCAGTCCGAGGGCGTACGAAACGCCGCGGATAACTTCATGGCCGCGGGCCTGTTCGAGGAGGGCGAGATCGTCCCGATGAAACTCGTTTCCAGCAAGCTCCCCAACGGCAACACGCGAAAGACGCTCGTGCTCGTCTAGTCAAGACTTAACCCTCACATCCCGTTGCTTTAATATCAGGCGGTGCGGTCAAGGCCGCACCGCTTTTTATTTTGGAGGTCGCCCATATGGCACGTGCTAAAAGGAAATCGGACGAGGTATACAACGCGCGGCGCCGCGCCAAGCGACTGCTGGCTCGCCTGGAGCGCGAGGACGTTAGCGGCATGAGCGCGTCGCAGAAGCGAGCGCGCGCCGACTATATCGCGAGCGTGCGCGAGCAGATTGCGCAGTCATACCAGGGGACGCGGCAGGTTCACCAGGTGCCCGAGGCGCAGACGCGCACCAAGAGGGCAGCGGAGCGCCTGGACCGCATGACGACCGCGCCGCGAAAGGCGAAATCGCGCGCCGCGAGGTCGAACCTCATATTCCAGCGGCAACTCAACCTGGCGCGATCTGGCGCGCCGAGTACGCTCGGCGACAGCGGCAAGGAGGCTGTATCGGTCTTCTACGCGGCGACGCGCCGTTTCTGGCGCGGGAAGGACCCCAAGGAGCGAAACAGGCTGATCATGGAGGGGCTGGGCGTGACGTCGCTATCGGAGGCCTACGACCGCGTTATCGGCGCCAACAGGAAGGCGTTCGACAGCCTGGTGTCGGCGGGGGCGCAGACGTCGCTCGTCGAGGGGCTGACCTCCGAGAACGAGGCCTTCTATGGCGAGGTCGATTTCGATGCGGAGCTGGCCGGCTCGGCGGTATGGGCCTCAAAGATCGTAATGTTTGGGTAGGAGAAAAAAAGGTGCGGGGATGGGATACAAGTCGAAGAGGCCGGAGTTTCGGGTAGCGGCGAGCTACGATACCGAGACGTGCAATATATGCATCGACCGCGCCGGTAACACGTGGCGCGCCTATCCCGTGCTATTTATCGTGAACGATTTGCGCGGATGCGACCTGCGGACCTATGAACCCGGCGCGGGCCGTATCGACTTCTACCGTCACGAGGACGAGATGCAGGTCGCTATCGACGAATATATCGCATGGGGTGAGCGCGAACACTGTATTCCGATCGTCTGTGCCTACAACCTCATGTTCGACCTGCAACCCCTCATGCACGACCTCAATGCGCGCTGGGACATGGAGGTGTCCGCGCAGAGTGCTACGAGCGCCTATACCGTGGACATCGTGCGCGACGGCGCGGTAAAGCTCCGTTTCTGGGATACCTTCTACCTCGAGATGCGCGGGCTCGCGAAGATGGGCGAAGCCGCAGGTCTGCCGAAGGCCGAGGGCGATTGGGACTATTCCAAGATCAGAACGCCCGAGACCCCGCTCACGCAGGAGGAGCTATTCTACGCCGCACGCGATACCGAGGTCATCCCGGCATATCTGCGCTACCTGCTCGAGTCAAACGAGTGGTTGCGCCCCGAGTGGCTCGGCGTGCGCGTGCTGACGAAGACGTCACTCGTGCGCCAGGCGGGAAAGATGGAGACGGGACGCCTCCGCATCCCCAGGGCGAAGGGCAGGCCGATCTCGGTGCAGGCCGCTTTCGAGCGCATGTGCGCCGAGGAGCTCGCGCCGACCTACGCGCAGTACGCGCTGCGCAAGGCCTGCTTTCGAGGCGGCTTCACGCTCACGAGCGCGCGCTATTCCGGCACCGTGCAATCGAACGTCTACTCGATTGACGAGACCTCCGCGCACCATGCCTACATCAACGGCCATATGTGCCCGGTGCACTTTCGCGGCCTGCTTCCTCCGGTACTCCAGGCGATGGCCGAGACCGTGTGCGCGACCGGTCTCGATGCGGCGATGCGCCACTGGGAGGAGCCGTTCGGGTGCGCCTTCCATGCCCAGATACGGTTTACGAATATGCGCCTGCTCGAGGGGAGCGCCTTCGCGTGCTGGGATATCGCGCTGCTATCTGAGGCGAAATTCAAGGCCAAGGGCCAGCTGGGAGACTGGGGAGGCGAGGCCGACCGCGACGGCGTGACCGCAGTTCGCAGCGCCGGTTACGTTGATACCGCATATAACGGGCGCTTCGCGTTCGGAAAGCTTGTATCGGCAGAATCCGCGATAGTCAACGTGTCCGAACTTGAGCTGTGGTGCATGAGCCGGGTATATGCCTGGGATGCGATGGAGGTGATTTTGGGGGAGGGCACTATGAGTTTCGTAAAGCCGCCCGACTACGTGACCCTGCTGTCGAACCTGTTCTACGCGCGCAAGGCCGCGTGCAAGGAGATACTCAAGACCTACGCCACGGGCACACCGTACGCGCCGGAAATACCCGAGACGATTCCCGAGGGCATCGCCGCGCGCGTCCGCTCGGGGGAGATGGAGCGCGCCGACCTCGAGGCGTACTACAACTCGACCGTCAAGGGCATGTTCAACTCCATCTACGGCATGGAGGCGCAGGACGTATTCAAGCCCGGCTACAAGGTCGAGGACGGCGAGATAAGCGTCGACCGCTCTACCGTCGTTTCGCGCGAGACCTATTCGGAGCATTACGAGGACGCGAAGAATAAGCTCGTACTCTATCCATACGGACTGCGCATCGTGGGCGGGTCCCGCATGGCGATCGTCGCGGCAATCGAGCTTATATATCGCGCGCTCGGCGAGCGCGTGCGCGTGCTGGGCGGCGATACCGACTCACTCAAGATATCGTGTGATATGGGCGTCACGTCGGACGACATCATGGACGCGCTCGCGCCGTTCCACGCGGCCGTCACGGCCTCCATAGACTCATGCATGGGCCGCATCCGCGTGAACTTCCCCGCCTATGCCTCGACGCTCGCGGGCGTGGGAACGTTCGAGGTCGAGGGCGAGGCCTATCCCCTGCATATGGACGCCTGGAACAAGGCGCGCGTGAGCTGGGACGGCGAACATGCGCACATCACGTGTGCGGGCCTATCTCGTCCGGCTGGTATGTACCATATCGAGAACTGGATTGACGACATGAGCGCGCGCCACGGTTTCGCCGAGGTCGCGCCGCGCGTGCTCGGCTGGGGAGTGCGCGTGTCGCATGCCGTGTGCCACGCGCTCGAGCACTACCGGCCCGCATCCGCCGACGTGCTGGACATGGACGTGACCGACTACCTCGGTAAGACCGCGCACGTGTGCGCGCACGAGTCGATAGCGCTCTATCCCTCCGACCGCGTGCTCGGCGATTCGGAGAAGGGCGGCAACGCGCGCACGGTGGCCTACATGCGCGAACGCTACGGGCGCGAGGTGGACACGGTCGAGCGCGTCATCGACTACGACGGCGGGCGCGCGAGCTACACTTACATCGACGACGAAGGGAACGAGGCCGAATGGTAAACCTGAACGACGGCATACACTACAACTGGGAGAAGACGCTCAGCTACAACGCGGATATCACGATGGTCGTAGGCGCGCCCAACAAGGGCAAGACGTACGGGCTTCGCGCCTACGCGCTCAACGCCGCGATAAAGCGCGGCGAGCGTTTCGTCGAGGTGTGCCGCACGCTCGACGAGCGCGACAGCGTGAAGAAGGGATACTTCGACAAACTGGTCGCGACCGATGACGAGTTCGCGAGATACGAATATAAGTGCGAGAACAACGAGTTCAAGTACCGGCCGGCCGACGCCGAGAAGGGCACGCCGTGGAAGGTGTGCGGGTACGTCGTCGGCTACGCCGAGATGCAGGGAACCAAGAAGAGGACGTTCACCGACGTCAAGAACGTCATCTTCGACGAGGCGATCATCGAGAACATCGACGCGAGCCACACCTACAAGCGCAACGAGTGGAACATGCTCGCGCGAATCATCGATTCGTGCGTCCGCGAGGACCCCTACGACGGGCATCGCATCAAGCCGCATGTCTTTTTGCTCGGCAACGCCGTCGACCTGCTTAACCCCTATTTCGCGGCGATCGGCGTGAAGGGCGTCCCGAGGTTCGGATATACGTGGTACCTCGACAAGATGGCCCTGCTCCATTACGTCGAGCCGGACGAGCACGACCGCTACCGCATGGACAACACGCTCGCGGGCCGCATGGGCAAGGTCACCGGCTACACGAAAGCCACCTACGCGAACGACTTCGCCGAGGACAACCGATACATCTCAAAGAAGCCCCCGCGCGCTAAATACGTCATGGGGTGTGTCCATATGGGGGAGAAATACGGCATCTGGGTCGACATGAGCGAAGGGTACTACTACGTGACCGGGAAGATTCCAAAGAACGCAGAACCGGTATTCGCGCTCACGAGGCGCGACAACACGCCCAACCGCATAGCCGCACAGCGCGCCGTCAAGACCCTGCGCGTCATCGTCCAGATGTACTATGAGGGCAGCGTGCTCTTCGACTCGGTGAAGGTGCGCGAGGGCTTCCTGGACGCGATGGCGCTCTATGGCGTAAAATGACCGCGACGCCCGCGACGACTCGCGCGGAAAGCGGCGAGTAGGGACGATTCGGGGCAGCTATATCGTTCGGTCGATACCCGAACCCCGCACGCTCGGCGGCGTGTTTCAGCCGCACGCGCCACAGTTTCGCAAAGGCGTTATATAATGGGCGCGATGCTAGGGCGAGAGCCCGTTCGCATCGCGCCCTTATTTATAGCTATAGAAAGGAGCTGACATGGACGAGGACGAGAAGCCCAAGACCGAGGACGAACAGGAGATCGAGGACGAGACCGGCACGTCCGGCGAGGAGGCGCACCGCATCGGCGACTTCGACGACCTGCGCGACCGCCTGGAGCGCATCGAGAACGCGCTCGGCGACATCACCTCCACGCTCGAGGCTATGCGCACGACCGCAGCCGCTATCGACATCGACAACGGTGCCGACGTGGTCGACTCCGACGGCGACGGAGACGCCGACGTCATCGACGACGGCGAAATCGAGATTCCCGATTACGAAGACATGGACCTTGACCTTTAAGGAGGCTAGCAGATGGCAACCAACAGCACCACGATCGCGGGCCGCGTGTACCTGTCCGCGACCAACGATTTCCAGCAGCGCGTGCCCGACCCGACCGTCTCGGGCATCGACGCGACGAGTAAGTTCCTGTTCCAGCCGAACAACGGACGCTACCTGAACGAGTTCATCGATGCTTACGTCAACCGCATCGGTGACCAGATCATCCACAACAAGGAATGGGAGAATCCCCTGCGCGCCTTCAAGGGCGCGACGATGCGCTACGGTTTCAGCATCCAGGAGTCGGCTTTCAAGTGGATCAAGGCGCACACCTACAAGGTCGACGACGCCGTGCTCGAGAAGGTGAACGCGCCGGAGGCCGCAGTCTGGTACCACAGCGTCAACCGCAAGGACCGCTACGACATCTCGCTCGAGTACCCCGACCTGCGCCAGGCATTCCTGGACGAGTACGGCCTGAACCGCCTCATCGACGCCGTGCTGACCGTGCCGCGCAACTCGGACAACTACGACGAGTACCTGTGCATGCTCAACCTGATCGCCTATTACGAGAACAACTGGGGCTTCTTCAAGCACCACGTGAGCGCAGCCCCGACCGACGAGGCGACCGGTAAGGAGTTCCTCAAGGCCGTGCGCGCCTACGCGAGCAAGCTCGAGTTCCCGACCGCGCTCTACTCCCCCGTATCGGCCGAGTACGGTATCCCCGTGTTCGCCAAACCAGACGAGCTCGTGCTCCTCATCACCGCCGACGCCATGGCATCGGTTGACGTCGACACGCTCGCGGGCATCTTCAACCTCGACAAGGCCGATATCAAGTACCGCACCGTCATCGTGCCCGAACTTCCCGTGCCCAACGCATTCGCGCTCCTCACCACGGACGCCTTCTTCGTGTGCCAGGACGTCGTATATAGCAACGAGAGCTTCTACAACCCCGCTACGCTCAACACGAACTACTACCTGCATCACTGGGAAATCGTGTCGGCCTCCCCGTTTGTCCCCGCGATCCTGTTCACGACCGACGTCGCGACCGATATCCCCACGCTTAAGCAGAACGTGACCGGCGTCAAAATCACCGCCGCATCCCAACGTCTCAAGCCGGGCGAGACGACGCAGATGACCGTGAAGCTCGACGGCGCCGTCACAGAAAACGACCTCGGCGTGACCGTCGAGCCGAACGCCGTGACATGGAGCGTGAGCGCCGAGACCGCCGCAACCGGCGGCAAGCCGATCGCGCTCAACTCCGCGACGCGCGTCGACCGACTCGGCGTCCTCCACGTCCAGAAGACCGACCTCAAGGCGGGCAACGTCCTCCACGTGACCGGAACGACCTCCTACGTCAACCCCTCCGGCACGACCACGCTCCGTACCGAGACCGTGGACATCACGATCGCCTAGCCTATAATCTATAGTGCAAGGTGCCGCGCCTCCGCTCATGCGTGAGCGGGGGCGCATTTCTTTTAGGAGGCAAAATGGGCGATTTTCCCAACCTCGACAATGTAGACGTGTACCGCTACGACAACACGCTCGACTACTCACGATTCAAGCCGACCGCGCGGCTCAAGATGTGCAATGTGCCGTGGTGCGGTCAGTACGACGATGTGGTGAAGTTCGACGACGACGCCGCGCGCGATGCGTGGTTCGACGCGCTCGAGGGCGAGGTAATCAACCTCGAGACCATGTTCAACGTCAAGCCGGACGGCGCGTCCAAGGTGCCGGTACCTGTTACCTCCGCGCAGGGATATAACTATCTCGTCGTGGACCTTCCGCGCATGACGAGCGACGCGCAGCCGCTCGCGTACGCCGCAGGCGATCGCAAGCGCCGCTATTTCTATTTCATCCAGGACGCGCAGCAGCTATCCCCCAACTCGACGCGACTGATCCTCACGCTCGACGTATGGACGACCTATATCAACGAGATGCAATTCGACTACGTGCTGCTCGAGCGCGGGCACGCGCCGGTGTCCGCGTCGAGCGTGGCCGACTACCTCGCGAGCCCGCGCGAGAACAGCGCATACCTGCTATCCGATGATGTCAACACCGGTGGCGAGCCGTTCGTCGAGACCGCGCGCGCCGTCAAGAACTACAGCGCCGAGACGCAGCGCGCGTGCATCGCGACATACGCCGATCTGCAGGGCGACCTCGGGACCGCGTCCGCGCCTAAAGTACCGGCGATTTCGGAGCCTGCAACCTCGGGTATGCTCGCGCCGCGCGTGTACTCCGTCGCCGTCGGCGACCTCCAGCCGTTCCTGCGCGCTCTCGAGGCCAACGCGCCCTGGATGAAATCGACGGTGCTCGGCGTGTTCTTCGCGCCGTCCGATCTGCTCACGCAGTCCGCACCGTTCACGCTTTGGGGTGTGCCGGTGACCATCCTGAACGCAGTCCAGAAAATCGAGACGTTCATGCGGCCCGGCGTGGCGGATTTCGGCTATCCGGCTCAGGCCGCAGGTTTCGCGAAACTCTACACGTACCCCTATGCCGCGATACGCATCGGCGACGAGCGCGGGCAGACCTCCACGGTGCGAATCGAGGACCTAGGCGCGGACGGCATCCAGCTCGCGAGCGCCGTCAACCTCGTCATGCCGTATATCTCCATCGACGCTCGCCTGCTCGGCATCGCCGGCGCAACGGATTCTCTCACGTTCCAGACAATCGAGGGCCGCGCATACAGCTACGGCGGGGCATGGGGCGAGTACCTCAAGAGCTGGAACCTCCCCGTGATGCAGGTTACCCAGAGCGCCGCGAGCCGTGCCGCGTACACGACCGTCTACAACCGCGCGCATGCGAAGCTCGCGGCCGACAACGCGCTCGCATCGTCGCTCGCGTCCAACGCGACCGCTAACACCAACGCGAACAACTCCGCGAGGAACATCACCGACAACAACGCCGTCAACACGGCTGCGAACACGGCAGTCACGAGCAACGCTAACGACTGGGCCCTCACCGGAGCGAGCGCTTCTAACAAGAAACTAGCCGCCGACTGCAGCGCAGACAACGCCGCATCGACCGCGATGACGGGATTGCAGAACGACGTCGTCGCAATCACCACGGCGAACAATAACGCGGTCGCGATCGCGAGCTCTGCCGGTTCCGTCATCACGGGAGGACTCACCGGGGGGCCCGCTGGCGCTACGAGTGCCGCGATCGGCGGCGTGGCCGACCTCGCCGTATCTATCCCATCGGCAAACGCGGCAGCGACGATATCGCAGTCCAGCAAATCCGCGACCGTAACCGTAGCGCAGACCAACGCGCTCCAGAAGACGCTCAACGCCGAGAATTACACTGCGGCTGTATGGGGTGTCCAGAACAACGCGAGCAACTCCGCGACAACGATCCGCAACGAGGCGAGCACCAAGGTCGCATCGAATAACGCAGCCGTCATGAGCACCAACGCGGCAAACACCAAGGCTACCGGGGACGCGAACGCGAACCGCGCATACGCTACCGCGATAGACGCGATATCTGCGGGCCTCAACCAAGCGGGCGTCGCGGCCCCCGCGCAATTCGGAGCGAACGCGAACGGGCAATCGGGCGCCACCGCACCTCGTGCACTCTTCGCCCAGGTCGTCACGCAGCGAGAATGCGACATCATGAACGCGGCCTCGGCATTCGCCCGCTACGGTTACGCGCTCATGCGCGAGTTCAGTATGGAGCGGATGCAGGTCATGCGCCATTTCACCTATTGGAAGTGCGCCGAGGTGTGGTGCAGCGGCAACGGCAACGCGCTCGAGGGGGCGCAGGGCGCAATCAAGGATATACTTATACGTGGCGTGACCGTCTGGAGCCGCCCGGAGGAAATCGGTCACGTGAGCATCTACGACAACATGTAAAGGAGGCATCATGGCAGATATCGACCTCGACGCGCTTCTCAAGGCCGAGACCTATCAGGGCATGACCGACGAGGAGATTAACGCGATCATCGACTACAAGGTCGAGCGCGCCAAGGGCGACGCGACCATCAGCAAGGACATGGAGGCGCACCGGGCGATTATGCAATCGCTCATGAGCGCGCAGGCCGAATCAGGTGAGAAAGTGCGCGTCGCATTCCAGGCCGCACTGGACGCCCCGGTGACCTATGAGGAGGTAAGCGCATGAGCAAGGGACGCAGGGGCTACAAGGGCCCGCGCAAGTACAGGCCGGGGGCGCAGCCGACATACTGGCAGACCGAGGCCTACAACCAACAGCTCTTCACCATGTTCCAGAACGACCTGATCGAGCTCGCGCTGTCGCGCTTCCGTTGGCTCAACCTGCCGGAGACCTGCAACGAGCGCTTCCTGGAGTGGACGCTGCTCACCGAGGGGGCCGCGACGCTCGCGTACCCGAACGCCAGCTCGACGCTGCTGTCCCTGCGCGCCGTGCAGCAGGGCGCTCCGAACATGTACGACGAGCCGCGCGCATGGCGCGCGATGGGCATCACCGGCAAGACCGATTTCATGTGCAATTGGGACAACGCCGTCTGGGTCTGGGAGAACCGAACGCGCTACCCCCTGCTCGTCAAGATTAACATCTGGGCGCGCGAGCTGGCCGACATCATGCGCACGAAGCAGATCAACCGGTTCCACATGCGCATGCCGTTCGTCATCAAGGGCAATCAGGACCGGACTTTCGACGTGCAGAACTTCTACAAGGCAATTGCAAACGGAGAGCCTTTCGTATTGGCCTACGACAATTTCCAAGACATCCAGACGGACGCGACCATGCCCGAACGCGCCAAGGAGTACATCGGGGACAAGCTGCAAGAGGAATGGGCGAACACGTGGGACGCGATCTACCGCGAGCTCGGCATCGACTCCATGCCATTTAAAGAGGAACGCATGATCGAGGACGAGGTCAACTCGACCATGCAGCCGACCGAGATAGCGCGGATGTCACCGCTCAACACGCGCCGCGCCGCGTGCGACAAGCTCAACGCCCGATTCGGTGACCGCCTGGGCGCGCCCGTCGCCGTCGTATGGGCACGCGACAACCTGTCCAGCAACTACGACATCTCGCACCGCTACGACACGATGCTCGAAAGGGGGTAAAACGCATGTTCGATTTTCCCGAGGTAAACACGGACGAGCGCTACGACTACATGACGATCACGCTCGGCGAGTGGCACGAGCTGGGATTCTACAGGCCACTCGAAGATGATTCATGGCGATTCGACGCATACAGCGATGAACAGTACACGCGCCTCTGTACCAAGTTCCTCAACCGCTTCTACGACCGCGAGGTCTCAAACACGGTACCGAGTAGGTGGAAGCGCGCGTATCTCCGCAAGCTCAACGAGATCATGCCAAAGTACAAACTGCTATACGCTCGCGTCGAGCAGGGGGTTAACCCCATCCAGGAATCCCGCGAGCTCGAGAAGTCGCGCGACATCTTCTCTGACTTCCCCGAGACGATGCTTTCCGGTAACTCAGATTATGCGAGTACCGGAAACGACCGCGAGGCCGACACGATACGCGAAGGTAACGCCGCAGAGCTCCTTACGCAATTCGCGAGAGAGTGGCAAGACGTCGACGCGCTAATCTTGAACGAGCTGGAGCACACGCTTTTTACGGGTATCATGGTACCTACAATTCCGTTGTGGTAAGGAGTTCGTTATGGACGATGAACAATTGATCGTATGGGGTGGCGCATGGCACCCGACAAAACCCAAGAGCTATCCGAGGTTCTGCATCGTGACGTATCGGGGGCGTGTATATATCTCGCGCGATGAGGTATCCGCTAATACGAGTATCACAGATAAGTGCTGGGTGCAGTTGACGAACGTGTACGCTATGATGTATCAGGATAGTATGAATGGAGGTGAGGGTGCATGAACACCGTTCTACCGTATTTTAATCCGTGGATGCTGACTAACCCGACATTGCCCAAACTGTATTGGGAAGTCAAAAGCCCGGAGCAGCTGATAGCCAACGTCTATTGCATCATTAACGCGCTTTCTGACCAGACGAACAACGTAACTGGGCAAGTCAACGCGAATACCGAGAAAATCGCGGAGCTGAAAGAGCTTTTCCAGAAGTTCATGGATTCCGGTTTCGAGGATTATTACGAGAAGCAGCTGGAGCAATGGATTGACGACAACGTTCAATGGCTCTGGAAAACGTTCGCGCAAATGGTGTTCTTCGGTCTGACTTCAGACGGCCATTTCTGCGCTTACGTGCCAGATTCATGGTCTGATATCGAGTTTGACACCGGAGCCGTGTACGGCACGAGTCAATACGGGCGCCTGCTGCTCAGATACCGAACCGACGGTTCCGGAGTCATCGACAACACCAAGCCCAATTACGATAAGGAGTAACACATGGCAGTAACGCAATACATCGGTGCTCGCTACGTACCGCTATTCGCTGACCCCATCGAATGGGATTCCACGAGGACCTATGAGCCGCTCACAATCGTGTACAGCGGGGGAAACTCGTATACCTCAAGGCAGTTCGTGCCAACGGGCATCCCCATCGACAATGAGTCCTACTGGGCGTTGACGGGCAACTACAACGCGCAGATTGAACAGTACCGAACGGAAATCGCGCAATACGATGGGCGCATCAAGAAAAACTCTGCAGATATCGCTAAAAACTCTACAGACATCGCTAAAAACTCTACAAACATCGCAGCAGAAGTAGCGCGCGCTACCGAGGCCGAAAGAACCAAGGCCCCGAACAACCACGCGAGCAAAAATACTACTTACGGCATCGGTAGTACCGTTAATTATGGCCATGTGAAGCTCTCCGACGATACCGACTCCACAAACGGAGCGAACGACGGTGTTGCGGCAACCCCGAACATGGTTAATATGCTAGTTCAAGATGTGGAATCGAAGTTTAACGCGAGTCTGAAAACTAAAGCGGATATTAATGAGTTCGCGGGCAAGAAGCTCGTCACGATCGGTGACTCTATCATGCTGGGAACCGGAACGACAGCTAACAACACGAAGAGTATTCATGCGCAAATCGCGGCAATGCTTCACATGACCGTCTACAACTACGCTGAAAACAACGCAGGGTTTACGACGGACGGCAGCGGATCGCGCAAAGCAAAGTATCTGGTTCAATTGCAAGCGGCAAAAGCGGAAGTTCCCGACGCTGACGTTATCGTCATCTCGGGAGGAGTCAACGACGCGACTCAAAACTACGATGTATATACAGCAGCGCTAGAGGCCTTTCGATACGCGCGTAATAATTTCCCCAATGCAAAAATCTTCACCGCACCTTTTCAATACGGCGCGTGCCAAGACAAGGACACCATCGCTAACGGAAACGATAAACGTAACCTTAAAACAATTACAAACATCACTCGCGCTGCACTGGAGACGAACATCCCAATAATCAACCATTGCTGGGAGATGATGGTAGGACAACCAAATCTCCTTTCAGATGAAGTGCACCCCAACGACGTCGGCGCAAGTCTACAGGCTGCAAAAATCGTTATGGGAATGCTCGGCTACGATTATAGGCCGTCTTATTACGACCTCCCCACAGCCGGTAATAACATTTCCATAAACGAGTTAACCGCATATTGCCTGGACGGAGTCGTTACCGTGCAGGGGACGTGCAACGCATCGGCTGCTATCGGTGCCTTCGAAACAATTGCCACATTGCCTGCCTACGCAAACAGAGCTTCTAACCGCGTGAATGGTGGAATGCTAGGTAATTCATGGGAGTACATTGGTCTGTATCATAGTGGTAGAAAAATTATCACACCCAAACAAATCGGAGCGCACACTGATATCTATGTTGGACAGGAAACATACTCGCTCGGAATGTAG